AAGCGCCATCACAGGAACACAAACCTCTTTGTTGTTGTCCACACCTTCTAACAGTCTCACAACAGATTACTCAGTCAATAACTTTACTGTCACAAACACTGGCACAGCCACAGCCAACATTCTTTCACCATTTGCTGTGACTTCGCCGGGCATAACATTTACCAGCTTTACCCTCAGCATGACTGCTGCCACTGCAAAAACATTTGCCGGCGGCGGCGCAACATATCCAACACTCAATCAAGGTGGCGCCGGGGCATTGACCATATCCGGTAACAATTCATTTGGTGATTTGACTGCAACCACAAGACCCAGCACAATCACATTTACCATCTCAACAACACAGACATTCACTAACTTTACTTTGTCAGGCACAGCTGGCAATTTGGTCACAATCAACAGCAGCAGCGCAGGAACTCAAGCCAGTTTGAGCAAAACCAGTGGTACTGTGAGTGTTGGTTATTTGAGCATTCGTGATTCCAATGCAACAGGTGGCGCAAACTGGGATGCAGGAGCAACATCGAGCAATGTGAGCAACAACACAGGATGGATATTTGGTGGTTATGTGTTCACTGCTGGCGGCGACTTCTTTGCGTTCTTTTAGCATTCAGACATTAGGAAATGTTTGCTAAATACTCAATGAAAAAACTCTTAGCACTCTTGTTAATCGTTCCTGCACTAGTTATAGCACAACCCAAACAAAAACCCGGAGTGACCTATGATGCTGTGATTACCAGAGTCATAGATGGTGACACTGTGGCTTTCCAAGCAGATTTTTTGCCCGCGCCGCTCAAGAAAGAACTCAGTATTAGAGTGTACGGTGTGGACACTCCTGAAAAAGGATTTCGTGCTCAATGTCCTAGTGAAGCACAGCGTGGAGAAGCAGCAAGTGCATTTACAAAACAAGCCGTTGCTGCCAGCCAAACACGCCAGGTTGTGCTCATGGACTGGGACAAATACGGCGGTCGAGTGCTGGGCGATGTACTTCTCAACGGACAAAGTCTCAGAGTCATGCTGATACAAAATGGATTTGCACGAGAATACTACGGCGAAGCCAAAACATCTTGGTGCAATTGATTATATCAATCTTGGTTAGATTCAAGATAACTAACTGACTATGGCCAACACTGTTGAAGGAGTGCTAATCAAAGCACCACACCGTCGTCAAAAATTCACTGAAGAACAACTGGAAGAGTTCTTGAAATGTGCTGATCCTGACACAGGTCCGCACTACTTCATGGACAACTTCTTCCATATACAGCATCCTACACAGGGCAAAATGCTGTATCACCCGTTTGATTACCAAAAAAAACTGATTGATACCTACCATCACAACAGATATAGTATCAGTATGATGCCTAGGCAAACTGGTAAATCAACATCAGCAGCAGGTTACATACTTTGGTTTGCTATGTTTGTGCCAGACTCCACAATCCTAATTGCCGCACACAAATACACAGGTGCCCAAGAGATTATGCAACGGATAAGATTTGCTTACGAGTTGTGCCCAGATCACATTCGAGCAGGTGCTACCAACTACAACAAAGGCTCAATAGATTTTGAAAACGGTAGCCGCATAGTATCAGCAACCACAACTGAAACAACTGGTCGTGGTATGAGTATTACGCTATTATACGCTGATGAATTTGCCTATGTGCGCCCTACTATTGCCAAAGAGTTTTGGACAAGTATATCACCTACACTGGCCACAGGTGGCAAAGCTATCATCACAAGCACACCCAACAGCGACGAAGATCAGTTTGCGTTCTTATGGAAAGGTGCCAACAAGTGCGAAGATGAATATGGCAACCCTACAGCATTGGGCATGAACGGATTCAAAGCGTATCGCAGCTACTGGGAAGAACATCCTGATCGTGACGCTGCTTGGGGTAATAACATGCGAGCCCAGTTGGGTGAAGATCGTTTCCGTCGAGAGATGAATTGTGAATTTATTATCAACGATGAGACCTTGATCGCCCCAGCCAAACTACTGGATCTTGAGCACAAGGAGCCTATACATAGAACAGGGCAAGTGCGTTGGTTTGAACCCGTCCGCCGAGATCAAGTGTATGTTGTGGCATTAGATCCTAGTTTAGGCACAGGTGGCGATCCTAGTGCTATACAAGTATTTGAAGCCAACACCACACGTCAAGTGGGTGAATGGCGGCACAATCGCACACCTATTCCTGAGCAGGTGCGTATCATGGCGGACATGATCAAACACATACACGACACAGTGGGCGATGACAAAAGCATTTACTACAGTGTGGAAAACAACACCATTGGTGAAGCAGCCTTGATTTCTATCATGGAATACGGTGAAGAAAACATCAAGGGCTATTTCCTCAGTGATACGTCAAGTCCTAGCACACGCCGCTTCCGCAAAGGATACAATACCACAAATCGAGCCAAAATTGCTGCTTGCGCTAAACTAAAAAACTTGATTGAGAGTGGGCGTATGCGTGTGAATAGTGCAAGCCTGATTAGCGAACTAAAGAACTTTGTAGCACACGGCACTAGTTATGCTGCCAAACCTGGCGAAACCGACGATTTGGTCATGGCCTTATTGCTGGCTGTGCGTATGCTGGTCACCCTGCAGAGTTACTATGCAGAATTGGATACACAGATGAAAGATCACGAATCTGAAGTCATTGAGCCCTATCCGTTCATCTCTGTGATGATGTAGAAGTTAACTAAATACATCATGGCACAGAATTCAATTGGAAACGAACTCAACGATTTACTGATCACGCACGATTTTGATGTTGCTGCACTCAGTACCAAGACTGGCAAACCTGCTGTAAATGACCGCGGTGTTCCAGACACGTCCGAAGCAGACATGTTCAGCTTTGACTGGGTGGGCCCTACAGGCAAGAACTATGGCACCATGGTGATCTTGTTGGATCAAAACGGTGGCATGACTGTGTACTTTGGTGATAACTTGGGTCGCACCATGGATCCAGAAGATAAAAAAGCCTGGTATGGCGACGAAGAAACAGGCAGTAGAGGATTCCTAGAGCAACTTAAAAACTTTGCTATCCGTACCAGCAAGATTCGTGGTGGATTTAGTCTAGAAGATTTGAGCAAACTCAAGTATGCTATTGCAGGACAAGCAGCACTAACTGAAAGTTTCTACGGCACACGCAAGGTCAGTTATTCAGGTGCGCCAACTGATGCTAGACTCATGATCAAGCACACACGACCTATCACTGAAGGTGACAAGCGTTATCGTTATGTGGAGAGTTTGTTTATTGAAACAGTAGAAGGTGAATGTTTCCGTTTGCCATTCCGCAAACTAGCTGGAGGTAGAGCCATGTTAGAGCATGTGCGTCAAGGTGGTAAACCTTATGACATGCGTGGACAACACATTGCGGAAACAGTGAATCAAATCAATGTATTGAGCCAGTTCCGCAGAGCACATCAAGGTCGGGTGTTTGAAGGTGCCGCTGGTGAATTGGTCACAGAAACCAATCAATACTATCAACAGTTAAATCAGAATTTAAAACACATGGCCAATGGCCGCGGATACAATCGTTATTTTGAATCATGGAAACCTGGCAACATTACGGATTCAGATATGGTAGTAGAAGACCTAAGGAGCATGTTTATAGAAACACGCATTGACCCTAGGATAGAAACAGCTTTGCCCATGTTGGCAAAGATACAACAGGAAGTAAAAGCTATGAAAGAAGCAGAAATATTTGAATCATGGGCTGCCAGATTGGTAGAAGGAACCTGGGCCTTGCCCGATACCCCAGAAAAAATGACCGAACTCAAAACCTGGTTCAGTGAACCACGCCCACTGGGCCCTGACGCAGAAGATGTCACAGATGTGTTGTATGATCTGATTGGTGATGATTCATTGTTTGATCAACTGGAAGCTATGGCTACAGAAGATGCCACAATGGATGCTGTGCCAATTGTGCAGGCCTGGGTGACTCGTAATCAAGATCAAAGTCCCGAACTGGCAGAATTAGCAATGAGTTTTCAAACTGCTGCACCCGCTGAACCACCAGCTGCTGCTGCGCCGGCTGCTGCACCAGCTGCTCCTGCTGCACCACCTGTGGCAGAAGGCTCGCATGAAGAACAAGTCTCAAAATTAGCCGCATACAATGAAAAAATGGCCGGTGAAAATCCACCAATTGAATTGGGTCTACGAGAAGTAGGCAACTGGGCAAAGGTTGGTCACTATGGCGATCCTATCAAGACAGCCTGGCTCAATATTGCAAAATACGGAGTTAGAAACAATAGATTCAATGATTCAGTTGACCAAGTAATGTCAGCAATCGGTGAATTTTCTGATCTTGAGGATGAAGTATATGACATGTATGATATTAACCAAGATGAAGTGGATATATTATATAATGCCTATGAAACAGTATATGACCAATGGGAACAATCACAAGGCGACAACACAAGTACCTTTGAAAGTCTGCAAAGTATAAAACATTTGGCCGGCATGCCCATACAAGAATCTCGGATTGAAGAATCCAGTGAATATACATATGAAAAAATTGGCCAAAAACTAGCACAACAACAACCACATTTGGATGCAAACTCTGGTCCATTTCGTCATGCGGTTTATCACGAGATGATTGAATTAGGTATGACGCCAAAGTCTGCAAATTTTAAACTAAATTATGACGAAGATTTTTTAGGTGATGTTGCTAGTGCATTCCATCATTATGTTAGACATGGGATCGACGAAGCAGTTCCGACTATTGACCCCCCCACATCTACTCCGTCATTTGGCAATGACCCTGCAACACCCATGAACGAGTGCAACTACACCATGGAAAACGAATACTGCCCTGTGCATGGTCTTGCAGAATGCTATGGCACTGGCGTGTTTGAATCAGAGCTGGCAAGAATGAAAGCATTATTAAAGTAAAGAGGTCATATATGGATAATACAGATATAAAATTATTAGTTGAACATTTGACTCGCCTGGAAGAAGGCGAAATTGGCCGTAAAATTGGATCAGCTATTGGCGGAATTTTTGGTAAAGATGCCGGTGATCGCTTGGGACAAATAGGCAGTAATATTGGTAACATTTTTGATCCTGCTACCAAGACTGTTGTCAAAGGTGATCCTGCAGCAGGATCACCAGGTCCTGCCACACCAGGTCCTGCCACACCAGGTCCTGCCACACCAGGTTCTAATAAAGCAGGACCGCCAGGATCATCAGAACCAACTGATGATAAATCATGGCAGGTCAAGGCAGGGCCCAATGCCGCAACGGCCGCGGATCAAAAATTCTTTATGAAAAATCCAGACGGTTCAGCTAGTGAAGTTACTCCACCTCCAGGCGGCTTTGGCCGCAAAGGCAAAGATCCAACTAATGCCCGAGGGCAAGAAATAGACAAGTATGGTAATAGTGCAGAAGACTATGTCAAGCAGGATATTTTTGCCGTCAGTGCAGCATATGGTGGTAAACCTACCAGAGGAGGTCTTGAAGCAGAAATACAAAGATTAGAAGATGCCAGGGGCACCGGTAAGAAAGTAGTTGATGCTTGGAATTGGAAAAATTCAGTGCTGGTATTGCTTGACGGTGACCGTCATCAATCTACAGGTGGTATTGGTATTTGGACGGAATTTGGTACCAATGCATCTGCAGGAGGCGACGCATTCGCGCCCTTGTACAAGAGAATGGGTTATACAGATTTCCAAGGCGATACCGATGTCCGCACATCAGGTCCATTTGGTAGAGCGTTTGGTTCTCTGCACAAAATGAAACGTCCTGCTGATGGCAGAGCAATTGTTTTATGTGAATTGTATCAATTTTATACTTTTCAATCAAAAGCAGGCCCAGGAATTCACATGTACACTGCGGTATTTCTGGGTCCTGAAGAAGATTGGGCAAATGGCGGAAGGGAAGAATTGCGAAAACTACATGATAGCATTAAACTAAGTGGCAATCTACAACCCTTGGCCCCACCTACCATGCAAGAACAGATCCGACACTTGCAAAACAAACTAGACTACTTGGAAAAAAACTAATAAGTCACACGGCAAAAATAAAATCTCTGAGTTTGTTCAAATGACATAAATAACATTGACACAGAGACAGAAAGCGCATATACTACTACTGTGTTTGCGCTTTTTCATTTGTGGCACAGGCAACACAATCTAAATAATTAGATAGGCATTTTACATAGGCAACTTTATAGGAGAAACAACTATGGCAACTTTAGCAGAAATCAGAGCACGACTACAGGCAGCAGAGAACAAAGGCAAAACAGGTGGCAGTGGAGGTGAAAACCCAATCTATCCACACTGGAACATGGATGAAGGCCAATCCGCAACAGTTCGATTTTTACCGGACGCAAATTCCAAAAACACATTCTTCTGGGCCGAACGGGCCATGATTCGACTGCCCTTCAACGGCGTCAAAGGAGAAATGGATTCCAAGCAAGTGATGGTGCAAGTACCATGCATGCACATGTGGAACGAAACCTGCCCGATACTGTCAGAGGTCAGCCCTTGGTTCAAGGATCCTAGTCTCGAAGACATGGGTCGTAAATATTGGAAGAAGCGTAGCTACATCTTCCAAGGCTTTGTACGTGAAAACCCTATTGCTGATGACAAAACACCAGCAAACCCAATCCGACGTTTTATCATCGGACCACAAATCTTCACACTGATCAAGAGT